CCAGTTTTACCAGATTATAACATACTGAATCTGATGCGTTGCTCAGGTCGATAGTCGCGAGAGCCCTCCTGTCAGCCGAAGCTAGCCTAGCTAGTCTCTGGTGACGTAGTGCTCGAGAAGCGATTGAGTACCCGTAGCTTTTCTCGTAACATCGTTTCATCGCGGCGCCTACAGCAAGCTGTAGAGCCACGTTCACTGATGCCTCCTTGCAGCACCCGCGATCCTTCTTGGTATCCTTAGGAACCGTAAAGAACACGTTGGCGCGGACACTTCTAGGCTTACTCCACCTCTCCCACTGTGGGGTATGGTGAAAGTAGTCGTCGAAGTAACGAAGACTAGAGCTATAACTAGTCGGCTCTGAGGTCATTTTATCCGGTATGATCACAAGACCGGAATGATCAGACACGGTGGCCCCGGGTGAAAACCGGGGTTCGAGTACATAAGACGCTCTTCTAAGGACACGACTCACTTCTTTACGCCAACGATTTATGAAATCGTCAACGGCTACCTGGGCACTATTTTCTAAGTAGTGTGTTTCCGGTAAGTAGCGGGTCAGTCTGTCATTAGTCACCTTGTTCATGACTTCGCAGTCAAGAAACGTAGTGACAGCGTTCCGTCGTAGACGCGCTTTGTCGCTAGGAAGAATACACTTGCGGAACAGCTCGGTGACGAGCACATCCCGGTGATATTCCCCGGCGCTGGCGTAACTACGCGGATCCCGAAGCGAAAGCTCTTGGAGCTGCGCCCATTCTCCCTCCCTTGCAAGCTTGATAGCCTGTTCGGAAAGTGGAGTCCCTATCTTGCTCCACGCGGAGACAAGAAAATTTAGAACTTGGTTCATAAATTTTTGAAAGGAAAGATTAAGTCGCCGGCACAGCGTCTCGAATCAGGCTCTTGACGAGCACCGAGTTGACGAGATTGGCCGCAAAAGCAACGTGGTCGTTCTTGAGACTTTCAGGGAATGTGTCCGGTACCCGTACCGTGACGTGCACTTCCGTTCGAGAACTAACGTTGGTGAGACCTGTAACGGTGTCAGTGTATGAAGACGGCAGCGCAATTTTCAGCTGCAAGGTCCGCATACCACTGGCGCTACGTGTCGCCATCGCTGTCATCGTCGGGAAGACGGCACTGATCGCACCCTCCTTGAGGGCCCAAGAGGCAATACCTCCTAGGCCTGAGGCGGGATTGATCAGAGTGAACGTTTTATCAACGTTCGCGCCGTTCTTGACAATTACGTCAGTTGCTTGTGGCATAGTTTTTTACTCCGTGTAGGAAAGGGGTGAATTTGTCAGTTTGCGATAAAGATTCGCTAGGCGCGTGACCTTTTGAACCATCAGTGAGCCTGCTATTGCAGCAAGCTCCCAGTTGGCCTCGGGTACACGAAACTCTAGCGTCGGAGGTTGGAGTGGGACACCCACGGCCCGCGATTGGCTGATCTCAAAGCCGCTCATCTTTCCAGATGGGCTGCCCGGGGATTTTAAAACCGCGGTACGCGTCTCACTATTCTGATCTATCTGCGTCGTCGTCTGATACGTTATCTCTAATCCTGCAAAGTCCGTTACGGAATTCACAAGACTACCAGTATTCACGAACATATTAACCACAAATGACCAAGGGACTAAGTCCCAAGCCACCGCCAAGGGGTTATA